TGGCTGACGACCGGACGGCACGGCTCGCGCTGTTCACCACTTGGCGACCGCGTTTGCGGATATTGCGCGAGAATTGTGCGACCTGAGCCATTCTAACCTTTCATGGTAGTCTTGCTCTTTGAGTTTTTCTTGTTGTAGTGACTGATGTAGTAACCGTCCATCTCTCGTAGGTGGTAGTGAAGAGCCTCCATTTGATCAGCGTTGAGATCATTGCAGATCCCGTAGTATTGAATGATGTCCCAGCCTATGGGAGCGATGCCACCCATGTCCCCGATTTTGCGAGTGCTCATCAAGTCCATGAACGCGCCGTAGTATAGTTCAAGCCCCGGCAGTAGGCTAGGAGCATTCTTTATGCGATCAGGCAGAGGACGGTTCTCTCTCATTGCCTGCCTGATGATATGCTGTTCTGACGGTCCTAGCTTAAGATAATACTCTAGGACCGCTACGAGTTTTTTGCCTCGTCCTCCAGATCCATTTGACGATAGGCGGCGATGGACTCGGCGACCTCCTTGATGTCGTAGAACAGGGCCGGAAGAGCCTTGAACGTGGACATCACGTTCTCGTAGTTGAACGGGATAACATCGCCGTCCGGACCCTCGATGCCCGGAACCCAGTCGTCTTCTCCCGGCTCTCCCCTGTTGACCTCCCAGCCCTTCACGACGTGCTTGGCGTAGATGTCAAAGAGAATCGCCTCCATTCGCTCGCGTGGGAAACTGCCGCTGTCGATCGCGCGGCGGAAAGGCTTCATGGTCTGCTCGCCGTAGGTCAGGAAGGGCTTGTTGGCTCCTCCCGCGTGGGCAATCTTGACACGAAAGTCACCGTAGTTGGTCCATACTCCTTCGACCTCGAGCGACTTTTCGGTCCCGAAGTTTGAATACATGCTCATAGATATGATCTCCGATGGTGGTGGCGGAAAGACGAGGCCCGAAGGCCCCGCCTAGGAATTACATCGCGGCGGTTGGCAGATACCAGAACTCCGTGATGAGCAGCGTATGGTCGAGATTGGTGTTGACGTCTCGACCACGAGCGGCGTTGGTGTCTAGAGGCAGCGTGACCGGCTCGTCCTGCTCGACCTCCAGGCGACCGTTGCCCAAGGAGATGAGTGGAAGGTCCAGGATCATGCCCTGATTGTCCTTGATGAGCATCACGTCAATCGTGACAGACGAGTTGTTCCGGACAGCCTTGGTTGCCGTGACACTGGAGAAGTAGGCCGTGACCGAACCCCCGACCTCGAACGTGCCAGCCGTGACATCGAAAGCTCCGAGAACACCGACCGCCTTGTTGGGCGAGACGTTGTTGTTGATGGTGATCTCTGCCTCTGTCACGTAGGCGAACAGCGCCGTGGGATCCTCGTCCGTGTCGCTGACCAGAGCCATGCGAATTCGACGAATGTCCGACGAAGTGTTGAAGTCCGTGGCCGAGAAAAACTCCTCCACCGAGGACTGAAGCTCGTTGCCCGCCTCATATTGAACCGCGTCGGTTGCGATCAGGCTGAAATCGATACTGGCAAGGTCGGCCTGAGGAATGTTGAAGGTGACCTCGTTGATCACCGTGCCAGTCAGAACCTCGGACTGAACGTCGGTGCTGGCGTCGTCCGGGGCACCCAGAAGTCGCTCAAAGTGATACGTGCGGCGCACGATGTCGGTGCCGGTCTCGTTCTTGATCACGTCGCCGAAGAAGATCTGGATGGTCTCACCACCGGAGAGCGTCTCGGCGACCATCGTGGTCTCCGACTTGTCGAGAACGATCTCCGTAGCCGACACGCTGCGAACCCGCTTGTAGCCGTTGTTCGCACCGGAAGACGAGCTGAACTGGGTCGTAGCGGTGTCGCCGCCGATGTAGATCCACTGACCGGCAACGAGGCCGAGAGTCGTGAAATCGAACGAACCGTCTCTCGTGATTGTGGGTAGGTCACCCGAGACCACGATATTCAGATCGTCGGCTGCGAACTGATGACCCACGACCTTGATGATCGCGTTGGCGGGCGGAGTCTCGTCCACAAGCTGCCCATCGGCGACCTCCACCGAGGCATCCGTCGTGACCGCGGTGACGGCGTTGAGAGCGTTGTTCGCGCTGTTCGTGAAGCCGAAGCCCTTGATCAAACTGCCGACGAGGAAACCGGTCGTGCTGGCGACCTCATATTCGTCAGGATTGGTGGTGTCCACGTCGACAGCGGTGACCGACTCGGTGCCCTTCTCTCGGGTGTCGGCGAAGAACGCACCCTGAAACAGATCCAGCAGAGCGTGGAAGTTCCAGTTGTGGTTGAACCCACCGCTGGCATCCAGATCGGTCGTGACACCCTTGTTTCTCTGGCGCGAGGGGTTGATTGGGTTGGCGGAGACCGTGGTGATCTCACCGCCGAAGTCGTCGTAGCTGTTCGGGTTGAGCTGATACCACGTCGGCGAGCCGATCACACCGATGGAGTCTTCCACGGCGTAGGCCAGCGAGACGACGTTGGAGTCGATTTTGTTGACAGCAGCCATTGGAGGCCTCCTACTTGATCTCGTCGTAGACGAACTCGGTGATGACGTTCATCTGAAAGAACTCACCATCGCGTCCGATCTCGTTAACTCTCGTGTTTCTGAACCATATCCCGCCGGAAGTCGACTGACCCTCGAACGAATCCGTGAACACCTTAGCATCGGCGTAGCCTTCTGACAAGCCTCTACCGACGGGGCTAAAGCACTGAACGGTGATGTCGCCCTCACGACGATACATTGCCCGATTGTTCGCGCTTGGAAAGCCAGCATTGGATCCGGAGCGATGGCGAAGAAACACCTGAAAAAACGGTCGGTCGTCCGTAGCGCGATCACCGGCAACGGCCTCCCAGTATATCTCTTTGTCTCCCGATATGGAGTCGTAGGCGGCTTTCACATCCGCCAGCATCTCATCTTGGGCTTCCGCAAATGTAAGGCTCATCGACGAACTCCCAGAAAGCCCAGCATGTAGACGTCGCCGGGGCGAAGAACTTGGTATCCGATGATACGGTAGGGAACCGTATCAATGACTTGATCGTAGTCGCGGAGATCGATGTCTTGAGCAACGATAACGATCTGCTCGCTGAACCTCAGAAGATCCACGACCTCGGTGCCCTCGCCCAGCGCCGTCAGGCCAAACTGGCGCACCGTGTTCGGCGGCACAAATACGGCGTCGAGCACAACGTCGACGGACGTGCCGGGGTCCGACGGCCCCTTCCACGGTTGGGCGGCATCCGCCGGTGTGCGGTCGGTTCGACGCAGGGTGATGCTGCGGCCAAACTCCGTCATGAGGAGATCGACATCGGCTTTCAGACCTGCGTAGTCGAACGTGCTCAACGAATGACTCCTCCAGCTCCGGTGAGATACTCTCTCAGCATCCTATCAGCAAAAGGATACTTACGAGTGATGACTATGTCTCCACCCTCCGTCCATCGTGTCTCCGTCTTGATTGGTCCAACCTGCTTGGTCTCCCTCGTAATCAGACGACCGTTGGGATCGTAGGTAGGATCAGGAAGAAGGCTGGCTGCAATCGCTCGGCTGGCATACTCTGAGATCGCCATCTTGAGTTTCTCAGGGATACCGTCAACTATGATACCGCTGCTATCGTAGAGATAGTTGCGTGGAAACTCAAGAGGCTGCGTTCCGGCCGCTGCCCCTCCGGTTAGAATCGCAGCAGAAGTCTGAACAGCAGCGACGTTGCTGGAGGTCAGGGCAAGATCGTTACCGTCTGTTCCGGCAGTGACCGCCTCAATGCGAACTATCTCCGTGTCGGTCTGAACCGTTGCAGTCACGTCTGAGCTGTTCGAGTTGATGGCGACCGCAGACGCCGAGGCTGTCGCCGCAGCGTCCGCACCAATGGTGATCTCAGTGGCAGAGGAGGCGCTGACCTTGAAAGTGTAGGTCGTGGCACCGACCGTAATCGTGTCGTCTTCAGAGGGCTGTGCGCTGAAGGTGAGAAAGCCGTAGGCGCGAAACTCGATGTTGGTGAACTCCCTGACACCCTTGAAACGATGTCCGAAAGTGATATCAACGTAGGTGGTTGACTCTATGAGAGCAGCCTCCTGCGTCGCCTGAGAAGCGGCCTCCCACGCCGTCGCACGATTGACACGGGTCAGGTAGACGTTGGCGTAGGCGCGATCCACGTAGCTGTTCGCTCCGTTGACGCCCTCTCCAGTCTCAACTACCAAAGTCATGCGAAGGTTCCCTGTGCAAAGATGGAACGCAGCTCATTCCAATCGTTGACAATCCAGAGGCTGATGTCTCCTCCACTGAAGGTGACGTCTAGAGTCTCGCCTTTCTCGAACTGGCCCAGGAAGTAGACGATGTCCGCATCCAGATCTGGAGTTTCCAGAGTGCGACTGGCAAGAGTTGTCGCAATGCTGATGTCTCCGGCCGTTACGCTGACGTCTGCGCTGACACCGATGAAGCCCGCCGCCGGAAGCTCCACGGCAGAGGAGGCGATGTCGTGCGGAGAATCAATCAGGGCGGCGAACTGGTCAAACCGGTCCGCCGCTCTGCGCCTCTCACGGGCGTGAAATAGAGCCGCCTGACGGCTCATGGCTTAGATCCTCGCCGGGCGCTTCTGCCCTCGCTTGGTGTTGCGGGCCATGGCGCGATCGAGAGGCGACCGAGGATCGGCGTCTTCGGCCCGAAGGTTGCCCAGAGCCGATTTCAGCTGAGCGGCGACTCCGGCTCGCTGAGCGCGAAGCTCGTTCTGTTTCTGAATGTGCTCCATGATGTTTTTCTGCGCGGAGTGGGGAGGCGTGAGAGCCACGATGCGATTCTTCG